CTGTTCAAACTAATAGTATTACAAATCCAATTGGGAATGTAAAAGATAATTATGTTAATACTTTAAGGGGAAACAACCCACCCTTTATCATTTTACCAAATGACGCTATAGGTTGGAATGAATATAATACAAGTAATAAAATAAATGGTGGATCGACTGATGAAGGTGAAGGTGTAGAACCAACAATGGGTACTGAAATCAGAATGAAAACTTTGTTAGGAAGAACAGGTATTAATCAAGTTAAGTTCGCGTTTGATTTATTAAATAGAAATTCGTATAGACCTTTATATGAAGATAGTAGATTTGTTGGTACATCAGATGAAGGTACTAATGGAAGATATTATATTGGTAATGAAAAAAATACTAATAGGGGTTCATTAATTACTAAAACTTTCGACAGTTCAGATTTCAATGGTGAAATAGATACACCGGGAAATATACAAAGAACATCCATTGAGGGGATTTCGGAACCGTTTGGAGAACCAAATAAGTTTTTTTGGACTACTGGCGGTGAACAAAACTTTAATGAAAAAACGTTATTATATAAAACACAACAGTTGGTTAATAATAATCAGGATAGTGTGTTTATTAATCAAACTAGAAAGTTTTTTAAAGACAAAAAACAAAATAGATTAATTAGTAGAGGTAACGCAATTGGGGAGATTGAGTTGATAGATCTTTTATCCAATGGAAATTATTGTAGAGTATGGACTGTTAACGATAGATATAATTATTTAAGGGCAATAAGAAATACTGGTTTATTCACATCTGAAAATGGACTTAATGGGTTTTCTACTGATACAAAAGAAAAAGAAAAAAGTGTTTTATTGGATAGTGGAATTCCAAAGTATCACCCAACGAAATTAGATTCTACCACCACTAGAAAGAGATTTATGTTTTCAATAGAAAATTTAGCGTGGGCAGATAATTTGGCGGATTTACCTATTAGTGAAATAGGACCTGGAGATGTATTGAGTGGTAATAAAGGGAGAATTATGTGGTTTCCACCTTATGGGTTAACCTTTGACGAAAGTTCAAGTACAAATTGGACTTCAACTGATTTTATCGGTAGAAGTGAACCTGTCTATACCTATAATAGCACAACTAGAAGTTCATCGATATCATTTAAAATATTAGTTGATCACCCAAGAGTTATTAATGGTTATAGAGGTAAAAGTAATAATCTTATTGAACGTTTTATGGCGGGTTGTGTGACACCTGAAGATTTTTTAAGTTCTTTAGATTCTACAGTATCACAATCTACAAAAGAAGAAGTCCTAAAAAAACTTAAAGAAAAAAAATCACAAAAGGCTACTAACTTAGAAAAAATAACAGATACTGGTACTATAAATTATGTATGTCCCCCCCTCAAAAGTGAATGTGATTTAAGTGAAAAAGTATATAATGATTCTGAATTAACTGATATAACAGATCAAATTCAAGATTTTTTAACTAAACAGGCAACCACTTCTGATCCAGAAATTAAAATAACTATAGATGGATATTATGGTGAAGATGAAAATATTGCAAAAAGTAGAGCAAACGCAATAAAAGAAAAACTTATAAGTTCACTGGGTAGAAATAATATTAAATATGTGACAAATGCGGTTGTAGAAAACGCACAAAAAGTAGAAGTTACATGGGAAAACGATCCTGATAATTCTAAATCTGCACAACCAAAAGAAGAAGAAAAAGAAAATGCTACGGGTACTTATGACCCTGAAGAAGTTAAAGCCATTGATAGTTTGTTAATAGATGAAAGTACGTATTTTGATTTTATAGATGGTAATTACCCTAATTATTTCAAAACTATATCAGAAAAGATTAAGTATTTCCAACCAGGATTTCATAGTATAACACCTGAAGGTTTAAATAGTAGATTAACATTCCTTAACCAATGTATGAGACAAGGACCAAGTATATACGATAAGGGTGCGAATATACAACCTCAGAATTTATCTTTCGGTAGACCACCGATATGTATTCTTAGGATAGGTGATTTTTTTCACACAAAAATTGTGATAAATAGTTTATCTATAACTTATGATGGCCCACAATTTGATTTGAATCCTGAAGGTATTGGTGTACAACCTATGATTGCAACAGTACAATTATCTGTTAATTTAATTGGTGGACATTCTTTAGATGGACCGATTAATAGATTACAGAATGGAGTTTCATTTAACTATTATGCAAATACTGAAATATATGAACCGAGGGCAGATTACATACAGGATGGTAAATTAAATGATGGTATTAAATTAAGTGAGATAAGAAAAGATATTTTAGGTGAGGCAGGATTAAATCAGTTAGTAAAAGATTTAAAAGAGGAAGGTACTGTAAAACAAGAAAAAGACGCAGAAGAGAATACAGATGATACGGATGGAAATGGGGACGATGTTTTGGAAATAATAAGTGATGGTAAATCAATAATAACTATTAAAACTAAAGATGGAAATAATCCTAAAGATGTTATTGTAAAAGGTAGTGATCCTAACCCTTCTAATAAATTAGGGTATGAATTTAATAATTTAGATGAAACATTAAATAATGTTAATGGAATATCAGGTAGTACTGTTGATATAAATGTTAATTTTAAGACTAATAATTTGGTTGACCCCACTGATTTAGGTACCGCAGAATCTACTCTTAGTGGTGCTTCACAAACATTAGAAACTGCAAAAACTAATTTCAAAACGTTTAAAACAGAACCTAATAAGAAGGCATATGAAGATGCACAGACTAAATATAATGAAGCAAAAAAGGATTTAGATGAAGTCAAAAAAGATAAAAAGGATACTATTAAAGTTACTGCGTTTTTAACCGAAAATAAAAGTAAAACTAGAAAAGTCAAAACATTTACAATAACAAGTCAGGGGTTAACTTAATATAGATGGGAAAAGAATATTACGACAGATATCAAAAATTTAAAGTTAATGGTTCATATAAACCATTACCGTTTATAAAATTAGATACTAAACCTACAGATAAAACTGTTGTTTATAGGTCACAGTTTAGTAGATTGGATAAACTAAGTCAGATATACTATGATAATCCATATCATGGATGGTTAATTTTATTGGCAAACCCACAATATGGTGGTGTAGAAGAAAATATTCCTGATGATGAAATTATTGTGATTCCTTTTCCATTCAGAGATAGTTTACAAGTGTATATTGATAAAGTAGAAGAATATAAAACTTTATATGGTATTTAAAAAATAGTTTTTTTATGGCAGAGAATGGAGTAGAAGAGATTGGAAGGGTATTTGTTGTTGACCCCAACCCAATTCAGAATGATATTATACCACCTGAAGATATGTTTATATACGTTAAATTTTCGGCGTATCCTAAAAATAGAGTAACATATAATGGAGACAGTTTTGATATTAGAGGTGTTGAAGATGAAGTTAATTTTATATCAACAAAAATAAGATATAATAATGATGGAAAATTAGATCCTAATCCACAACAAACATATGCAACTACTGATTGGACAAACATAGGTGGGTTTAAAGGTGAAGATACTAGAAGTTCCGGAATTTTAGAAGGTTTCGGTATAAAATCTATTAACATAGTATATAACGCTAGTTTAGTACCAGTAGTAGATATAACATTTACAGATGTAAGGGGTAGTGCGTTATTCGATATTTTAGGTAATGATGATATTAGATCACCATATTCTATATTTTTTAAAATGCCTTATCCTGTTTTCAAACTTTCAGTAAAAGGTTATTTCGGTCAAAAGGTAGATTATTGTCTACATATGACTAATTGGAATTCACAATTTGATGGTTCTACAGGTAATTTTGATATTAGTGCAAATTTTTTAGGTTTCCAACAAGCGTTTCTTAATGATATGGTAATTGGAAATATTGTTGGTGTTGTCAATACAAAAGAGGGGTATGGTAAATTAAATGAAATTTATGATAGAACCGATTCAAACTTTGGTTTAAGTTCTAGTGGCGACGGTAAAAGTTTAGAGGAATTACAAAGGGTAGGTAAGTTAAATATAAGAAAATTAGATGATTTTTTTATAAGAATTTCAAAACTAAAAGTAGAATCAGAATCTTTAAAAGATGATTTAGATACATTTAAAACGTTAAAATTTTTAAATGGTAAAAAAAGTATACTAAAAGAATTACAAACATTTATAGGTCCACCGATTGAAAAAGAATCCGATCCAACCGATCAATCTAATAATGACGGAACAACTAAAGATTATCTAAAAATAAACAATAGTATTAAAAAAATAGAAACTAGTGGTATAAATGATAGGTTATTAGAATTAAAAAAAAATTATTTTTCTATTAGGGATTATCTTTTAATTAATAGTATATCTATTGGCAATTTTAAAAATTATATTATTACATTAAATGATATTGTTACTAAATATAATGAATATATTACTGACGATAGAAATCAAGAATATACTAATACAGATAGTTTAACTAATCTTTCTAAATCTGCTGGAAATAAATCAATATCTAAAGGTAAACTATTAAGTGATATTATATCCGATGTTACCACCTATTTAAATACACCAAAAGACAAACAGTTTATTGAACTATTTAAAATAGATGATAATAGTGAGGATAAATGGAAAAATTTTGTAATTGACTCCCAAAAACCAAATGATGAATTGATTTTAAATCAATCTTTTTCATTACAGAATGTTTTATCCTATATGGTTGAAAGAGGAGATGAAATATACTTGAAAAAAAATTATAAAGGTGGTAATGATGTTAACAATAATTTCGATATAAATAATTTTAATAAAGAAGTCTCAAATGGCACATATTATAATCCCAATATGTTACGTGATACTGTTGTGGTTGTTGCAGATTTTAGAGAAATTAGGGAAAAACTTGAAAATGAAATACAATCTTTAGAAAGTATTATAAAATCACAACAACAAATTGTACAAGAAGACTTAAATGAGAAATTATTTAACAAATCTAATGATTCTGAGAATGAGTTCAAACCCACAATAAAAACTTGTTTTGAGGTGTTGGCGAATAACACACAAGCAATGGTTGAAACGATTTATGAAATAACTAAATCTAGCGAAAATTTAGGTTCACAAAGAAATAGTTTAATTAAAGGTCGACAAACTGATATCCCTGAAACGTTATTAAATAGTTTGTCTGAAAATAATAAATCTATTGCGTGGCCTTCTTTCTATACCGATGTTAGTGGAAATGAACCACAAAAAGAAATTTATATTGGTGATGTACAGGGTGTAACTAGAACTAATTTCCCTGAGTATGATTTTGTTGAACGGGTATTCGATAATTTCATATCAAAAAGAGAAGAGTTACAACAAATTACTAAAACTAGTGTATTGAATAATGGTACTGATACGGACAATTGGTTTCCTATTAATCCTATGGATTACGATGTTAATCCATTTTTAAAATTGAGGTTTTTAAATTCGGAACCGGAAATTATTGAATATTTTACGGAACAAATGTTAACTAGAATTGCGTTATGGCAAAATTATTCTAATTTTGATACAACCACAGGTGGATCATTTGAAGATTACGCAAAATTTGACGCAATTAATGCGTTTGAAACCGTAAACGTAAATAATCAGACAGTTTTAGTTATTAACAAAATAATTGATAGAATAAAAAATGATGGAGATAAATTTGGTGCGAATAGTTTAATAGGTCAAACAAATTTTTTTAAAAATATTGTTGTTGGGGATGATGGTGTTATAACATATGCATTAAAAGAAGGTGATGGGGTACAACCAAAGATAGGTAACATTGAGTTCGGGTTAAATTACAATAATGCAAACATAGATTACATTTTATTTGATAATAAAGAAATTATAAACAACTCTAGTAAACTTTGGGATAAAATACAAACATCAAATGAATACAAAAAATTTTTTCCTAATGACCAAAGTAAGTTTACTAAAAAAGAATATAAAGGTGATTTAATATATGAAACTAAATATGTTGCAAGTAATAATCTATATACTAATAATATATATAATGTTTGGGGTAAATCAATAGGTAACAATCTATTAAAATCATCAAATATTGAATCAGAAAATAACATAACTACATTTGGAAATGTAATATTAGAAAACATAGATAAAAAATTATCTTCTGGTGATACGACAGGAATTTATTTGAATAAAACATACTTTACTGATGACACCGAAACCACCTATGAAGAAACTTTTACCGGTGGAAAATTTTATACCCAACAAACAATTTTTGGCAGTGGGTATTTATTGTTATCAACAATTCCATATAGAGATTTTAAAAATGGATTTATAAATTCATTATTTCCTGGTGATAAATTTTTTGGTGCGAGAATTGTTAAATTACCTGAATTATATGTTTACTATTTGGGTTCAATATTATGGAGATATAATGAGAATACTGATCCATTAGTTTGGACAGACTATACGAATTTCCAAACAAATAAAAATAATTACCCCACTAAAATAAGTTATTATAAATCCATTCCGTCTGAAGAAAAACCATTAGAAGATGAATTGATAAATTTACCTATTAGTGTTAAAAACGCACTAATAAATAAATTTAAAGAATGGGTAAAACTTAACTTTAATTCTACACAAACAGGTAAATTTGAGTCGGAATTAGATAATTATGTTAGTGATATACCCAATAATATAGAAAAAACAAAAAATTATTTACTTAGAGAGTTGACAAAAACTACTGAACTAATAATATTAAATCCTAAAATTTTTGATAAAAATAGGAAAAATAAATTATTTATTACAATTAATAAGATAGATGAATACATAAATAAATTCTCTGAACTTTTTTCTAAAAAATCCACTGAAAATAGTGACACTAGTGGTAATAATGTAGAGGAAGAAAAACAAAAAGTTAGTGAAAAAAACAAAAAAGAGATAAAATTACAAATATATAATTATTTTAAGAATATTAACGACAAATGGGTTGCGGGTAGTGAAGAGGGTAAAAGTTTTAACGTTTGTGGTGCCGGTAATAACGGATCAACCAATAGTACCGTTAAAAAACCAAATAATTTAATTGATTATTTTAGATTTATTGATAGAGGATGGAGTGACATTGGTGATCAGGCAACAATAAATTTAAATAGTTTTTTAAGTTTAGGTAATAATCAAGATACTAGTGTTTATTTCTTTATGTCTAAATTGTTAAGAGATAGTAATTTCTTATTTCAAATTTTACCTAGTTATATTGATTATAAAGATGAGAAAGAGGTCGCAAAAATGTTTAGGCCTTTCACCACTTTAGAATCTCCCGATTCATCTGGACCAGTTTATTGTTGTATATATGTAGGTGGCGCATCACAAGTTTTAGATATAAAAGAAACAAATAATTATTACTTTAACAATGATGGTTATGCGTTTAAAAATGGGGAAATACCTTCCGATATGGGAGACACAAATAACGCAATTGAAGCCAAAGATAAACGCAAATTAGTTGCGTTTAGGGTTGCGTTTGGGGCTCAAAACCAAACCATATTTAAAAACGTTTCATTGAATCAACAAGAACATAAAGAAACGGGTGAATACTTTAATGTATTATCAGAAATAATCGACAAAAGAGGTGCAACCCAAAAGGTATATCAGGGTACAGATTTATTAAGATTATTTAAAACAAGATCCTACACGTGTCAAGTTGATTCTTTAGGGTGTATGAATATACAACCATTGATGTATTTTGACTTACAAAACGTACCATTTTTTAATGGGGCATATTTAATTACGAGTGTTAGTCATAGTATTACACCTAACCATATGACAACTAATTTTAAAGGTGTACGACAATCTAAATACATAACACCACCAACAACATCTATAACTGCGGATATTGATATAGATTTAAATGAGACAAATGAGATACCTAAAATAGAGTTTTCTAATTTAAATAATACAAATCAGATTTATAGTATTGGTGTTGATTCTGGAGTCGCCAACCAAGTATTTGAGGTTAATCAGATAACTATTGAAACATTGAATATATTAGGTGTCTCTACAAGTGGAATAACTGCCGGTGACATTGACTTTATTAAAACTACTATAAATGGATCAACTAACGCAGATGTGGCAATGTTTTTTGCAAATGCGTTAGTTAACTCAAACAATTTCCTAAATAGTGAAGATAACTGGAATAATGGAGAATTTTCTAAAAATGAGGTCAAATTCCCCTCCAATGTAGAGTTTTCTGGAGAAACTAAAGCGTATCAGATAAGTAATATCCAATTTTCTCCATCAGATAATCAATATTTCACATATACACCTACTACTACTGCAACTACAACTAGTTCTGAAAATCAAGAAACCGCATATTATTTTCCAAATACACCATCTTCTTTAATAGAATATGATAAAGTTAATGTTGATCCTGAATCTGTGTTAAAAATAAAATTAGATAACTTAACGTATTATAATATTTTTCAAGGAGATGAATATATGTATCGACCAGTAGGGTTCTTATATATGATAGGTAGAAAACAATATTTTGATTTGTTTGGTTCGGACGCAATTAATTCACCACAAAATTATTACCAACCTCCATTCCAAAGAAGTTTTGAAATTGCTTATAAAGTTTGGACAAATATAAAAGATGGAAATGGTAATACCGGATCAGGATATTCAAAAACTGATGTTGGAGGTAGGTTAGGTTCGTTCACTTCATTTAATCAATCAAGACTAGCGTCACAACAATTTAAGACTAAAAGTATTGAGGAGTCTGCAAAAGTTTTCCAAAAAGTATTAAATATATTTACACATAAAGGTGAACCACTAATTGATTTCTTTAACCCATAATTGTTTTTTATAAAAAAAATTATTATATTTGTAATATGTATATTGGAAATATAGTTACAACTTCTAATTTAGAGTTAGAAAACTTTAAGATTTGTCATAAGTTAGATACTATTGACGATAGGTTACCTACGCTAATTATCGGTTGGAATAAAACAAAAGAACTTGTTGAAGATAAGGTATCTATTCTTCACAAACAAATTAATCCTAAATTATTTTGGACTTTTTCTACAAAAGAAAGAAAATCAGAATATGAAACAGATTTAGATTCTTTTATGTCCTTTTGTTATAATTCTTTTGGAGAAAACATCCCATATGTTTATTTGGATTTATTATATGGTAAAAGAATGGTAAACTTTAGAATTATAAGAAAAATATTGAATTTAAAAACCCCAACAACATATATTTCACCTAATGATATGATTTACATATATGGCGAAAACTTAATATTTGGTATAGATTTAAATGTTTTATCTTTAATTGAAGGTAAAAAAGATAAAATAACCCAAACCATAAAAAACTTATCGAATAATACTTTGATAGATTCTGAGATATTTAATAAATGTAAGGATTTTATTTATAAAATAAAAAACAAAAACAGGTATATTCCTTACATTTATACTTATGGATTCGAACAATAAAATTATAACACTGGCGTCTTTTGTATATTTGAATAAAATAGATAGTTTTAAGAAATATCTATACAATAGATTTAAAATAATAGATGAAAATATTTTCCACTATACCTTTAATGAAGAAGACAAAAAGATTTTAACCTTTATGGTTAGGTTAAATCAAGGACAAAGAGTTGACACAAATTCATTTTACCCGCCTACAATTATAGTACATAAAAAAGGAGAATGTTTTTATACCATTAATGCGCTTAATCAATTAATTGAATCAATTAGTGATACTGATACAGGTAATATAAATCATAAAAATATAAAAATAGATTGGGATAACTATCAAAATAAAATGTTAATCATTAAAAATGGTGATTTAAAAATGTTGACAATAAATAGAGATTTTTCTTAAATTCCTAATATTTATTAATAAAGGTATTATGGAAACTAAAAAAGAAAATAGAGAAAGAGAAACTTTGGAGAATAAATTAGATAATTTTCTCAACGACACTAATACACAAAAAGAGTGTGAAGGTGACGAGTGTATTATTAATGATGGAAAAGAAATCGTTGAAAGAGTAAACAAAGTTTATAAGACTAATGATGGAAGACAACTATTAATGTGATATGAGTAAGAAAAATTTATTAAGCGAAGAATTAAAAAGATATAAACAGTTATTGGAATATACTTTTTATGTGTCAGAAGAAGATGAACCTAAAGATGTTAATGGTAATTTATTGTTGGATGATATGATAACTGAACAAGATCCACCAGAAGAAGATCCTTTTGGGGGAACTGAATCTACACCAGAAGAAGAAGGCGGTATGGGTACAGATACTGAAGATATGACAGTAACAGATCAAGAGGATGAAATCAATCCCTTTGGTGATACTGAAGTAGAAGATGAATTTGCAACAGAAGAACCATTAAGTGGAGAAGATACTGTAGAAGTAGATGTTACTGATATTGTAGATAAAACTGAAGAAACTAAAACTTCTGTAGATAGTATGAGTACTAAGATGGATGATCTCTTATCTAAATTATCTGAATTAGAATCACAAGTTTCTGGTATGGATAATGTAATCAATAAAATCGATGAGTTAGAAAAAGAAATCGAAAGAAGAAACCCAACACCTGTAGAGAGATTAGAAATGAGATCGATGGATTCATTTCCATATAGTGTTAAATTAACTGATTTTTGGAAAGACAAAGAAGGGTATAATTCGTCCGAAGTAGAAGAAGAAAAAGAATACACATTGACACAAAGTGATGTTGACAATTTTAATGAAAAAGAAATAAGATCATCCTTTGGTTCTAATATGAGATAGGAAGGTAAGTAACCTAACATAGTATATTAAAGAAAAACCTCGCCTTTGTGAGGTTTTTCTTTTATCCACTTATTGACTTTTTGAAAATTTATACGTATTATTGTTTATTATTAATTAAAAAATAAAAACAATGAGTAACAGTTTAGACGCTATTTTAGCTCAGTATGAAAAAAACACTGAACCGGTAAAAAGTGGCAACAAAATGTCTAGTGAAGACAGACTTAAAAAGTATTTCACTGAAAAATTACCTAAAGGGGTAAAATCACAAACAAAAACTTTTAGAATCTTACCTACAAAAGAAGGTAAGTCACCATTTACTGAAGTTTATTATCATGAAAAACAAGTTAATGGTAAATGGGAGAAAATTTATTGTAACCATTTAAATGACGGTGAACATTGCCCATTATGTGAGGCGAAAGACGCTTTATATGAAGACGGTTCTGAGAAAGCTAAAAACTTAGCAAAAGAATTTATCGCTAGAAAATTCTATGTAGTAAAGGGAATTGATAGAGAGAATGAGGATCATGGGGTAAAGTTTTGGAGATTTAAACACAAAAAGACTGGTGACGGTGTAATGGATAAATTAATTCCTGTGTTTAAACTTAAAGGTGATATTACTAACCCTAGAGAGGGAAGGGATATTATTATTTCTTCTGGTAGAAACGATAAAGGACATAGTGTAGTTAATTCTATTATGACTGATGACGTAACTATTCTTACTGAGAATAAAGAATATGCAAATGAATGGTTTAATAATGAAGAATCCCATAGAGATGTTTACGCTAAAAAATCTAGTGAATATTTAGAAATAGTTGCGACTAATAAAACCCCTATTTGGGATTCCGAACAAAAGAAGTTTGTTGCTGAAGAAGATAAAGAAGAAAAAGAAACTACTTCATTGTCTGAAGAAATCAATATGATGAGAACCGAACGAATCGCAAAATCTTTTGAGTCTGATTATAATAGTGATGCCGATTTCAGTAACGATCCTGAGGTATCATCATTAGATGATGACGATGATGAATTACCATTTTAATATATAATATGAGTAAACAACCACTTAAGAAAAAAGCATCTGATTTTTCGTCTATCAGAAAGAAGTTTTCCTCTAGCGATAAGTACAAAGAACAAAGGTACTTTGATCTAGGGGAAGCCTTTCAGAAGTCGACAGGGCTACCAGGTCCTGCTATGGGTCAGGTTAATATGTTTTTAGGTCATTCAGACACTGGAAAAACAACAGCACTTTTACAGACTGCAGTAGACGCACAAAAGAAAAAAATACTACCTGTATTCATTATTACAGAACAAAAATTTAGTTTCGAACACGCCAAACAAATGGGTTTAGAAACTGAGTATATTGAAGAAGTTGATGAATCTACAGGTGAAGTTTCCGCATTTTGGGATGGATTCCTACTATATAAATTAGGATTCGATTATATAGAACAAGCATTTGAATATGTTACTGAAGTATTAGACGCTCAAAAGAGTGGTGAAATACCTTATGACATCGTATTCTTATGGGATTCTATTGGTACCATACCTTGTCAAATGAGTTTTGATGGGAAAGGTGGAAACCAACACACTGCGAGGGTAATATCTGAAAAATGGGGAATGGGGTTAGCACAAAGAATAACATCTTCTAGAAAGGATAGTTACCCGCATACCAACACAATGGTATTTGTAAACCAACCTTGGGTTGCATTACCTGATAACCCATTCGGACAACCAACAATCGCACCTAAAGGGGGTAATTCTATTTACCTATCATGCGCATTAGTATTTTTGTTTGGAAATCAAAAGAGTTCTGGTGTGTCTAAACTTTCTGCCACTAATAAAGGGAGAAAAGTAAACTTTGCGATTAGAACTAAGGTTGGTATCCATAAGAACCATATGAATGGTTTAGGATATGCAGATAATAAAATACTTGCAACAACACATGGATTTATTGAAGATGATAAGAAATCCGTTGATCAATATAAAAGTGATTATAAAGATTACTGGTTAGAAGTCTTCGATTCAATGGGTGATGATGTAATGTCTTTTGATGTAGTAGAAGGGGATGTAATTGAACCACCTGTTGATTATTCAGACAATTAATTGTTTAACGTTTAATCGATGGTGAGTGAAAATACCTAATAAGAAAAAAAGAATTCAAAGGACATTATTAGTTGATGGAGACTCTTTGTTAAAAACTGCCTATTATGGGGCTAAAAATCTTTTCTATAAAGAAACCCATATAGGTGGAATTTTTCAATTTTTGACTATGGTTCGTAAAATGTTGAATGAAAACAAATTCGACAGTGTATACGTATTTTGGGATGGACAATTTAGTGGTAGACTAAGATACGACATATACAAAGATTATAAGTCTAATAGAGGTAAAGATTTCTATAACGAACAACCACCATCAGAAATAGATGTATATTTACAGAAAGAAAGATTATATTCTTACCTTGAAGAGTTATTTATAAGACAATACAGAAACGATATTGTTGAGGCGGATGATTCTATAGGTTATTATGTAAATAACATGTCTGAGGACGAAAGAGTGGTTATTATAACGAGAGATAGAGATCTCTGTCAATTAATTAATGGAAAAGTTTCAGTTTACGATTTAAATCTTAAAAAGATAATTACAGAGGAAAACTATCTAGTAGATTTTGATCATCACCCATCGAATTTAAAACTTATAAAAATAATAACTGGAGATGTTAGTGATAACATTAAAGGTATTCTCGGTGTAAGTGAAAAAACATTGGTGAAATTTTTTCCTGAAATTATGGAAAAAACTTTGACTTTGGAGTATATTTTTAGTAAAATTGAAGAAGTACAGAAAGAAAGAAAAACAAGGTTGGCAACATTAGATAATATATTAAATAAAGTTACCAAAGGATCACAAAGAGAAATGATTTATGAGGTTAATGAAAAGTTAATAGACTTATCTAATCCACTATTAACCGAAGAGACTAAATCAGATTTAGATCACTTATTTAGTACTACTATGGATCCAGATGGTAGAAATATTAAGAATGTGATTAATATGATGATAGAAGATGGTATAATGTGGGCGATACCTGGAGGTAGAGAGGGTTATATAAATTTTTTACAACCGTTCCTATCTATAATTAAAAAAGAAAAAAATTATTATAAAAAAGTAAATCAATAAAATATGAAAAAAAGTTATAAAAGTTATCCGTATGAATTTCTGTTTATGATTAATGGAAACCCTATTGTTGGGAGAAACTTTCCAATATACAACTTCAATAAAGAATCTTTAAGATCTTATGAGATAAAAGAGTTAGTTGACAATGTATCAAATATCATTAGAAACTTATTTAAAGAACGTACCTATGAATATATGGAAAAATATTGTAATTATTTTTACACTAGTAGTGAAGAAGACACAAAAAACGTAAACATTTACGAAAATGAAGATTTCTTTTCTGTACAGATTAAGTACAATGGTAGAGTAGTCATTGAAAGAATTTTTAGTGGGAATGACTACCCACCTAACGTAAGATATGATGTCGATATAAGAAAAATTATCCCTAAAATTATTGATTATTTGCAACAGGGGTTGAGTGAGAAAAATTATACAAAAAAATATTGCGATTATCAACTTGACAACATATTTATTAATAACTAAATCAGATAAAGAATGTCGAAAAATGAGAGTTTAAATTTAGGTTATTTAGGATATAGTTTTCAAGTAAAATTAGTAAAACAATTAGTAGAGGATCAAAAGTTTTCGGAAAGTATTATTTCTATTATTGATCCAAATTATTTCGACAACGAGTATATGAGACTCGTTGTTGCATATATAAAGGATTATTATGAAAAATATGAAACTATTCCGTCTTATGAAACTATCTTTAATATAGTAAAGAGTGAAGTTAGACGAGAAATTGCTAAAGAATCTTCCATTGAACTTATTAAAGAGGTTAGAGAATCTGAAAATAGAGACTGTTTACACACACAAGATATTGCCATTAAGTTCTGCAAACAACAAGAACTTAAGAAGGCTACCCAAAAAATCCAAAAAATTCTAGACGGAGGTGATTTTGATAGATATGATGAATGTGAAGAATTAGTTAAACAGGCGATATCGGTAGGAACAGAAAAAGACGAAGGTGTAGATATCTTCCATGCAATTGAGGACGTTTTAGCGGACGATTTTAGAAATCCTATACCGACAGGATTAGTGGGAATTGACAACCTTATGGGTGGTGGTTTATCTAAAGGTGAGTTAGGTGTTATACTAGCCGCCTTTGGTGTTGGAAAATCACAACCACTTCACTCAAAAGTTTTAACACCTAATGGATGGACAACTATGGGTGATATCAAAGAAGGTGATTTAGTCATTAGTAGAGATGGAAAACCTACAAAGGTGTTAGGCGTATATCCTCAAGGTATTAGACCAACATATAAAGTAAAATTTAATGATGGTACTGAAACTTTATGTGATGAAGAACATTTGTGGTCAGTAAACACTATTAACCAAAGAAACAGAAGAACAAGGAAAGATGGTAAAATAATTAATTTAGAACCAGATAACTCATATAGAACTATGAAAACCATTGAAATGGTTGACAATGTTAAAGTTTGGGGTAACAGAAGATTAAAATATAGAATCCCTAGAGTAGAACCTATACAGTTTGAGAAAAAGAATTTATTGATTGATCCTTATGTTTTAGGTGTTATATTAGGTGATGGTTGTATTACTGAACATAATCACCCACATTTTGTAACTAAAGATGAGGAAATAATTAATGAGGTTAAAAGTTTTTATGATAAAGTATCTATCAAAGAACAAAATAGGGATATCGAAAAAGAGGTTGATGGTGAATTAGTTTTAGTTAAACGATCAATTACTAAAGTTTCATTTTTAGGTATAAAAGATGATCTTAAAGTATTGGGGTTATATGGTTGTAATTCTGAAACTAAGTTTATTCCGGAAGATTACATTTATTCTAATGTTGAAGATAGAGTTAAAATATTACAGGGGTTAGTTGATACAGACGGTTCAATAGATGAACATAGAATAGAGATAACAACTGTATCTAAAACGATGGCTTCACAAATTAGAGAAATTGTTTTATCTTTAGGTGGTACTGCGAGTATTAATCAAAGGGAAACGTTTTATAAGAAAGGTGGTGTAAGAGTCGAATGTAAATTAGCGTATAGAGTTAATTTTAGTTTTCCGTCTAATATTGGATTCAATCCTTGTAGATTAAATAGAAAATTGTCTAAATATAATGGTAGAACAAAATATTCAGATAATAAGTTTATTTCGTCTATTGAGTATTATGGAGAAGAAGAGTCACAATGTATTATGGTAGACAACCCTGAACATTTATATGTTACAGATGATTATATTGTTACTCACAATACTACATTAATCACTAGAATGGCGAACACTGCGTATTTAGAGGGTCAAAACGTAGTACAAATTTTCTTTGAAGATAATGTTAAAGTTATCCAAAGAAAACACTTAACATGTTTTACTGGAATAGAACTAAGTGAGTTGGGGGATAGAAGAGAAGAAGTAAAAGAACTCTTACCTAGATTTCAAAATTTAAAAGGTAACCTTATACTTAAGAAAATGTCTAGTGATGGTACGACTATCCCACATATTAAACAATATCTACGTAAAATAATTTCTAGTGGTATTAAACCAGACATTGTATTTATTGATTACATTGATTGTATACAACCTACTAAACATTTCAAAGACGAATATAGTGGTGAAGGAAATGTAATGAGACAATTTGAAACTATGTTATCAGAATTAGACATTGCGGGTTGGACTGCGGTACAAGGTAACAGAAGTGCAATTGGTGCAGACTTAGTAGAGGCGAATATGATGGGTGGGTCAATCAAGAAAGGACAAATCGGACACTTCATTTTATCAGTTGCCAAAACATTGGATCAAAAAGAAGAGGGTCGGGCGACATTAGCCATTTTAAAATCTAGATTTGGTAGAGACGGAGTTGTTTTTGACGACATAGTATTTGACAATGGTACATTAATTATTGATACTAGTGCAAGTACAGATGTTTCACTATTACAACATGGAAAAGGACAAAAAAAGAAAGAGTCTGATTTCATTAGCGAAACGATAGCAAAGAAGAGAGGTATCGTAAATAATAATTAAAATTAGTAAAGGGGTATTTTTTGAGTGGTTTACTTAAATGAATCATAAAGGGAAAGACACCCACTAAAAAAAAGAAAAAATTAAAAAATGGAAAAAATATTAAAAGAAAATCCATCTAGATTTGTAATATTTCCGATTGAACATAATGATATATGGGAATATTATAAAAAACATCAAGCTGCGTTTTGGACAGCAGAAGAAATTGATTTAACAAATGATATTAAAGATTGGGAAAAACTTACAGAAAATGAAAAATATTTTATTAAAAATGTTTTATCGTTCTTTGCATCATCAGATGGTATCGTTAATGAAAATTTGGCTGAGAATTTTTATAGAGAAGTTCAGTATCCTGAAGCTAAATTCTTTTATGGGTTTCAGTTAGCAATGGAAAATATACATTCATTAATGTATTCATTATTAATTGATACCTATCTGAATAACCCAAAAGAAAAAGATGACTGTTTTAATGCAATTGATAGATTACCGGCAGTTCAGAAAAAAGCTAAATGGGCGTTAAATTGGATAGAAAACGCTTCGTTTCAAGAACGATTAATTGCGTTTGCAGCTGTTGAAGGTATATTTTTTTCGGGTTCATTTTGTTCAATATTCTGGTTAAAGTCAAGAGGTATTATGCAGGGTTTATGTAATGCAAATACATTAATATTTAAAGATGAAAATTTACATTGTGATTTTGCCATCCATTTACTAAATAATCATTGTGAAAATAAACCATCAGAAAAAAGAATTAAAGAGATTTTATTATCTGCGTTAGAAATTGAAAAAGAATTTATTACAGAGTCATTACCGGTATCACTTATTGGAATGAACTCAAATCTAATGAGACAATATTTGGAATTTGTTGTTGATGGATTGTTGGTTAAGTTCGGTTGTAGTAAAGAATTCAACGTAGAACAACCATTCAAATTTATGGAGCAAATTGCGGTTGAAACAAAGGGTAATTTCTTTGAATCAAGAACTGTGGAGTATCAGAAGGCAAAAATAAATGAAACAATAACATTTACAGAGGACTTTTAAATTTTATAATATGTCATTAAAAATTATTAAACGAGAGGGGGAATCAGTTCCATTTAACCCACAAAAAATTTACAATAGAGTTAAACGTGCATCCAAAGGGTTAAACGTAAATTCTGATGAGATTTTCATCAAAGTGATCACATCAGTTCCGACTGAAGGTGAAGTAACTACAAAGGAACTAGATAAGTTAGTTTATGAAATGGCGGCATCATATACAGGTAGTCATCACGATTACTCAAGATTAGCATCTTCAGTTGCGATATCTTCATATCATAAAGAAACAAATAATAGTTTTTCACAAACAATGTATGAACTTTATAATGATGGTATTATAAACGAAAAACTTATTGAAACGATTAAAGAGTATGGTGAAGACACTATTGATTCGGTAATTAATCACGAAAATGATTACAACTTTGATTATTTTGGTTGGAGATCATTACAAGAAATGTATTTGTTGAAAAAGCCAACAGGTAAGGTTATTGAGAGACCCCAACATATGTATATGAGAGTTGCGTTGTGGGTTACTGATAATATGGTTGACGCATTTGATTATTACAAATCATTGTCAAATCAGTTAATCTCAAAGGCAACCCCTATTATGATTAATGCGGGAACTAAAGTACCTCAATTAGCTTCTTGTGTGTTACATTACAATAACTCAGATTCGAGAAAGGGATTGTTAGATACATTAAATGATATCTCAACCTTTTCATCTGCAGCCGCAGGTATTGGATTATCAATGTCAAACCTTAGAAGTAAGGAAAGTAGGATATCAACATCTGGTGGGTATGCGGGTGGTTTATTAAAATACCTTAAAATTGTTAACGAGTCTTTGAGATTCTTTAACCAACAAGGACGTAGACCTGGATCGGCAGCAATTTACATTGAACCTTGGCATAAAGATATCTTTGATATTTTAGATATTAAAAAGAACACCGGTGCCGAAGAATTAAGGGCTCGTGATTTATTTACTGCACTTTGGATTCCTGATAACTTTATGAGGGCTGTTAAAGAAAATGGTGATTGGTATTTGTTTTGCCCTAACGACATTAAAAGTGCCGGTATCAAACCATTACAAGAATCATTTGGTGATGAGTATGAAGAAAACTACGAAAAGGCAGTTTATTTAGGTCTTGGTAAAAAAGTTAAGGCACAAGATATTTGGACTAAAATATATGAATCACAGATTGAAACGGGGGTTCCTTATTTATGTTCTAAAGATAGTGCTAACCGAAAAACAAATCACCAAAATATTGGGGTGATCAAGCAGTCAAATCTTTGTAATGAGATTTACCAATATACTGATGAAAAAACGACAGCTATTTGTACTTTATCATCAATGGTATTAAAAAACTTTATACAAAATGGTAAATTTGATTTTGAATTGTTATTCACTGAAGTTAGAAAAGTTGTAAGATCACTAAATAAAGTTATTGACATCAATAACTACTCAACAAAAAAAGGTTTAAAAGGTGGTTTAGAACAAAGAGCAATTGCGATTGGGACTCAAGGTTTGGCAGATGTATTTTATTTAATGGACTATATCTTCACATCGGAAGAAGCAAAAAGATTTAATAAAGATATCTTTGAAACAATCTATTATGCTGCGATTTACGAAAGTAATGAATTGTGTGTGAACGGTAAATATGAACAATATAAATTCTTTAAAGGATCTCCGATGTCCAAAGGTGAATTCCAATTTGATATGTGGGGGTTAGATGACTCCCAACTATCGGGA